CTCAAACGTGTCGTAGCTGCCGCAAGGCAGTGCTAGACACAAGAGAGACCGTTGTCAACGGCTTAAGACTAATTCGGATTCGCTTTAGGTTACCCTATAGTGAATGCCCGGATCTTGAGCCGTTTGATTTAAATCGCTACCTCTCTTTTCTTCTTCTTCAGGGCCAGAAAAGGGCCTCTGTTGTATTCCCAAGACGTCAGTCGACGACTCGTGATTCATCAGGGTTTCTGGCTTTGTCGCGGATGGGGAAACGAGCGCGATGGGAGTTTGCTCACTCCGTCGCATCAATTAAGCGCAACCTTCCTCAAGGTTGTCGTTTCCACACCCCTTCCTGCGCGGATGCATGGAAAGCATCCGCGTTCTCTAACCCTCTCCCCTCTTCTCCGGAGTACCTCTCGTTTATACGCAGAGAGGTACGCAGGATGTTTCCATTCGGTTGGGACCGTGACTATGAGAAATTTGTGTATTCTCATGTCCCCAATGCCACAGCTAGATTCTCTGAACAGAGAGCCGATCATGCTTGGATGGGCGAATGGAAGTCCTACGTCGGCCAATGCTTGAGCGGTCCCTTTGTCACAGGGATACCGTTCCAAGCGCGGTACAAGGAAGTGCTTAGTGCAGGGAAAGTCAGGCCTCTTATCATTTATGATAAAGCCATTGACTACCTTGCTCCTTTGCACAAGATGCTTTACAAGCATCTTTCCAAGCAATCTTGGTGTCTTGTCGGACCACCGACGTCGGAGAAGATTTCATCTGTTTGTAGGTACAAGTATCAGACCAGTATTGACTTAGTCAGTGCTACTGATAACTTGTCCCTCGAGTCCACAGAGGCCATCCTCGCGTCACTTCTTAGTAAGTGTGAACGCGTTCCTGGTGGGATTCGTGAGCTTGCTCACTTATCTCTCAGGCCGTTAGTAACGGTGAACGGTGTGATCGAGGGCGAAGTGACCCACGGACAGATGATGGGAGCTTACCTCTCCTTTCCGCTGCTCTGTCTGCAGTCTTACCTTGCAGCCCGTTGGGCGATGAGGGGCCATAAAGCCTCTTATCTAATAAACGGGGATGACTGCTTGGTGAGCTCAGATGCTTACGTTTCGGCTGAATCGTATCCTTCCGGTTGGAAGCTTAACGATAAAAAGACGATCCGTAGCGAAGTAGTAGCCGAGGTTAATTCGACTGCTTTTCTGAGCGGCGGTGGTAAATGGCGCGAGGTACGCCATTTGAGGAGAGGTGGTTTTCAGACCGATTTTAAAGGGATGCTTCATATCGCAAGCGCGGTAAGAGGTTCCCGTGAATGGACGGATGCTTTCGTCCATTCTCGAATCGGTAAGAAATGGGGATTCCTCCCTTCACAACTTTCGCTTCATCCTAAGTCGTACCCTGCCTTTAGCAGGGGACGGGAGATGTGGCATAGGTGTCATACACCTTTGCCGCTCGCCCCTTCCCAGGATCGAAACGAAGGTATCCTCGGCCTACGGAGGGCCTTGGATCCCGACGAACGGATGGCTTTTACTGCTTGGCAGTGGTCACACGGTCGGGATGGAGGGAGGAAAAGAGACGTATATTCGCCTAGCGTGGGCGAGGTACGTAGGACGTACGCGTACAAGGTTGTAAAGCCTTGGTCTCGGCTTAGCTTCGTTTCTAAGCTGAAGTCGTTAAAATTTGACGGCTACGCGTACGGAAGAAAGGAGGTAGACATGCAATTCGTTCCCGACGAATACATGTCTATAAGAGAGATGCGTGCCATTAGGGAACAGAATTTCTGTTTCCCACAAGTTGATGGCTAATTTACATCGATCTCTTGGCGTCCCATGGTGCCGGCAACGGTATCGTCGCGGGGCGT